CTGGTGGCGAACAAGCCGGGAAATCCATGGTGGCATCTAAGTATCTGGTTGCACGATTCCTAGAAAATGAAGAACCCGGCCTGTACTGGCTGGTAGCTGCAGACTATGAGAGAACCAGAGCAGAGTTTGAATACCTTACACAGGACTTTGCATCACTGGGAATACTCGCTGAAGTAACTAAGAGAGTTGATCCCGGCAGGATAGTACTGGCAGATGGTACTAGGATAGAAACAAAGTCTGCTAAAGACCCCAGAACCCTCGCCATGAGAGCACCTAATGGGATCATAGGATGTGAGGCATCCCAGTTAGACCTTGAAAGTTTCCACAGGATGCGTGGAAGATGTGCACCAAAACGTGGATGGATGTTTCTTGGTGGTACATTTGAAGGTTCACTTGGCTGGTATCCACAGCTGTACCAGCAATGGCAGCATGGTGGTGATGAGGAGCAATCCTTTTCTCTTCCAAGCTATTCTAACCAGTACCTGTATCCCGGCGGTAAGGATGATCCTGAGATACTCAGGCTTAAAGCTGTTGCCTCTGATGAATTCTTTATGGAACGTATTGAAGGAATACCAACTCCACCACAGGGATTAGTATTCGGAGAGTTCCGACCTGACATACATATTAGTAATGATGCCAAGTGGTCAGCAGGTGATCCTGTGTATCTATGGATAGACCCCGGCTACGCTGGCGGTTATGCTGTAGAAGCAGTACAGGAGATTAATGGTCAGATATGTGTAATAGACGAGATATACGAACAGAACCTGATAACAACAGAGATGATAGATATAGCCCAGTCACGCCCATGGTGGAAAGATGTCCAAGGTGGGGTGATAGACATAGCTGGATACCAGCATCAGGCTATGTCTGCCCCAGCAGAAATCTGGCTGGAAGAAACGGGAGTATATCTTGCTGCTCAGAAAGTTAGAATCAATGAAGGAACGGAAAGGCTAAAGTCATTTTTGAAGACCGATCCGATTTCTAATGCCCCAAAAATCATTTTCAATCCAAATTGTCGTGGGATTCTGTCAGAGTTTGGTGCAGAACCGAATCCATTCACAGGACAAACGCAAGCCTATCGCTGGAGAACCGACAGAGATGGTAATATAGTGGGCGAGTCTCCAGAAGATAAATATAACCACGGAGTTAAAGCAGTAATCTATGGTCTTATAGATAGATTTGGTTATGGTCATTTACGAAATAACTCATTTATCAAGGTCAAGAGGTGGTAAATGGCTCGTAGGAAAGTTGAAGATATAATTAATTTAGTGGAAGACCACTATTCTGTTACTGAACCACTACGTAGCAGGATGGATGCAGACCACGAACTGTATAGATTATCTCCATATGATGCTGGTGATGGATATCAATCATATACATCCAATGAACCACAGACATATGCAGACAAAATTGTTTCTTGGTTATCCGATGCAGATACTATTATTCGTATTCCACCTGCTGGTAACCCAAGAAACTCCAGAGAAGTTAATAACGATAAAGAAAAGTTTATTATCGGTGCATTAAAAGCAGCGAATGAACGATTGATGAGAAAGTTACAACCATGTTTACAGGATCAGCTTTCATGGTATATGACTTTACGAGGATGGTATGCAGGAAGAGCACTGCTGGTAAAAGATGGTAATGGTGATACCCATATAGATATAACACCATGGGATGCTATGCATACTTACTGGGGTGTTGATGGGAATGGATTAGCATGGGCCTGTTACAAGGTCAAGAAAACTAGGGGCGAAATAGAATCTCAGTACAATGTCCGACTTGGTACAGAGAGAATCGATGATGATGGAATTGATGTCTATGACTTCTATGATCGTGAAGATAACTTTGTAGTTGTTCCTCATAGGTTCATTAAGAAAAGAACCAAGCATGGAAGTAGTGAAGTTCCTATATTTCTTGGCCCTGTAGGGTCGAATCCGTTAATACAATCTCTTGAATGGTCATCGATAGAAGATACTGTTGAAGATTATGGAGAGTCAGTATTTAAATCAACAAGAGAACTATACGAGAAACATAACTTCATGATGAGTGTTATGTTGGAAATGACAGCACGATCCCGAAAGCAGGGAATAAAGATTACTTCCAGAGATGGGCAGAAGACTCTGGAAGAAGACCCATACCAAGAAGGAACTGAGATATCTCTCGCACAGGGTGAGGATGTCCAACCATTGGGACTTATGGAAGTAGCCAAGGAGACTGGTGCTTACATGGGTATGGTATCTGGAGAATTGCAAAGAGGGTCAATACCCCATTCAGTATATGGGGAATTGCAATTCCAGTTATCAGGATTTGCTATTAATACATTGAGACAGGGAGTTGAGTCTGTTCTTGCTCCAAGAGTTGCTGCAATGGAACACGCATACGAACAGATATGTAATCTGTTATGTGACCAGTACTCTTCAGGAGCATTCTCAGCCATGGAACTTTCTGGCAGAGACAACAACAGGATGTACTTCTCAGACACCATCACACCTGACAGGGTAAAAGAAGGTGGTAGTGTAGAGATATCTATTGTTGCCAGACTGCCACAGGACGATATGTCCAAGTACTCCATGGCACAGATTGCAAGAGAAGGCCCAACCCCACTTATGCCTGACCTATGGATAAGAGACAACATACTGGGTGTACAGGATGCTGACCAGACAGAAGATTCTATCAAGGAACAGATAGCAGAAAGAACGTTACCAGAGGCAGGGTTGTGGAGTCTGTATCAGGCTTCACTGAAACAGGGAAGGGATGATCTGGCACAGTTCTATCTGGGTGAGTTAATGGTAGTCATGTTACAAAAATCACAGATGTTGTCACAGACTCTCGGTGGTGGAGTACCGCCAGCCCCATCCGCTGGTGCGTTACCTCCGATGCCTCCGGGTACTCCACCTCCCGGTGGTGTACCGGGAGTTCCCCCAAGCGTAGCTCCACCAGCAATGATGAATGGAATGCCACCGCCACCGCCAACACCACAGGCTGGGCCTAATGTTCCACCGGGACAACCAAGGCCGGGAGCACAGGGTGATACTGATCGATTACGACAACTAGGTTTGATAGGGCCACAAGGATAAGATATGGCAATAGGCGATAACATACCAAGTATATTTGGAAACCTTGTCGATTCTGTAATGAAGTCTGGTGGTGATCCACAGTATTTAATGGATCAGTTTGCAGGAGAGAATGCTGATAGGAACTTATCCTTGCGTAGCACAGAGATTGGCAATGCTCCCCCACCATTTCAAGGTTCTGCCTTTGACGAGGCAATGATGTTAACTGGTGATCCACTTGCTGCTACCTCAATGACAATTGAAAGATCAATTGCAGAGTCGGATATTAATGGTGGTGTACACTCCTCAAACATGGATAATGCCAAGATAGATATGGCAGCTACCCAGATGTTTGATATGTTTCCCGGTACTATAGACCAGTCATTGTTCAGTACTGTTGGTGACAATATGGATGTCAGTGCTGATGATTTAGCACAGGCATGGAACGATATTAATACACAGGTATCCACTGAGATATCCATGATGAGTCCCGGTGGAGAGAGTCTAATTAATCCTCTACCAAATGCTCCTATGTCCCCAAGCATTCCACAGCAGAACGCACCGCCACCCTTAGAGCCGTTTGAACAAATACTTCCTACTGGTATTACTCCCAGTCCTAATCCACCTATGTCTCCAGAAGAAGCAGCAGCAATTGTGCAGACTATAGGAGAAGGTGGAACTCCATTAACTATGGAAGATGTTCAATCACAGGTAGGTGGATTAGATTTAAATAGATGGAATCCATTCTCATCGATTGGGAATTTTTTACAAGAAGATATTAAAGAAACAATAGCACCTATAAATCGTATAGGTGAAACATTATCTTACGAGAATGTTGGCAATGTTCTTTCTGGTATACGTGATTTAAGAATTCCATGGGGTAGCCCTCCAGCAGGAGGAGATCAAGAAATAGTTAATCTCCAAAAAGATATAGCATCAGGTAATATCAGTACAACTGAGGCAGATAAAAGAATAGAAGATATAGCACTTGCGAGTTTAGATACTGGTGCACTGGCATTGTATAACCAAGGAGATATTGGAGTAGCTAATTCTGTTAACAGGCAGAT